TTACAGTTGAAAGATGTTGTTCAACTTTTCCAACAACATTATAAGCAATCCAAAGTTTTTCTCTGGTATCACTTTCTTTAGCACCAGTTTTTTCAAGTAGTGCTTCAGAATAAAGTTTTTTTAGAGATTCAATTGCCTCTACAAAAATTTTATTCTCCAATATCTGTTTGGCTTGGTTGGATCGGCTGATTTCTTCCGACCTCTGAGCCTGGTCTTTGGTTTCCATTTAGTCCTTGTACCTGTTTTGTAAACATATTAGCAGATTGTTGTGCTTTTTCAAGAATCTTTGATTGATTTGACATCATCATCTTGTCTAAGTCAGCATCAGCTTTAATTTTAGCTGTATCTAATTGAGTATTATATTTTAAAGCCATTTCTTTTATCTTCGCTTCAAAATCTAAAGTCATTTCTTGAGCTTTTTGTTGTAATTCTTGGTATTGTAATTCAATATCAGCAATTTTTCTCTTATTCTCAGCATCAATTCTAGTAAATTCAATTTTTTCAATTGGAGTTAGAGGTGGTGGTTGAGGTGGAGCCATCATTTGTTTTCCAATATCAGGATTGACAAAGTAACTATCAACATTTTTAAGACCTGCGTTTTCAATAATTTTAGATAAAGTGTTATACATATTTTTAAGACTAACCATTGGCATCTCTTTTCCACCTTGCAATTGAAATGCTTGTAGTTGTCGTTCAAGAATGTTGTTCAATAATAAAATTTGTTGTTCTTTAGAACCAGTACCAAGTCCTACAACAATATTAATATTAAATTTATCTTTCCATTCAGTCGGTCTTACCGGAACATATTGATTATTTAGCATAACAATTCTTTCTTTGTCTTGATACTTAACCATTAGTTCAAAAATTTTTCTAAATAAATCTTTAACACCTGTTTCTGCAAAAATTCTTGCAATTAATTCTGAACGCATTTGAGTTTGCGTCATCAAAGTATTTACACCAGTTGCAGTTTTTGAATTTAATGTATCTGCATCTAAACCTTGAGCAGACTTTGTAATCCCAGTTCTAGCTTCTCTAACAGAATCTAAATAACTTAGCATTGGAAATGCTTGTTGTGAAATCGGTTGTGATTGTAAAGGTTGCATCACTTGGTTTGGTGGTTGTTTAGTTCTAACCACACCACCAGGTCTAGTCGTTAATAGGTCATCCATATTAACCATACCATCCATGATTGCTACTCTGTTGTTATTTGTTAAATACATATTATCCAACAGTTGTCGCATAACAGTTGATTTCATTAATTGGATGTCTTCAACTAATTCAGAAATTGATCTACCATAAAATCTGTGTGGCATTGGAATAGGTGTAATAGTTACGAATGGAATATTATCGCAAGGCATATTCTCTAAAACCATAGAACCATCATCTCCTGCAGATACAATTCTTCTTAGTTCTGCAATACCATCTTCATCGTAATCGTATTTTACATAAGACTCATAAATTAAAACTTTTTCAGTAGATGAATCTGTTGCATTGTCGATTGGGTATTCGTCTATATTTCTTTGTCTAACAATTTCTTCAGTATTATAAATATCTTCATCGGATCTTGGTAAGTTTGCAACTTCTTCTTCATCATAACCCATAGCCACTAAGTCTGATCTTGACATTAAAACTTTGTGAGAAACAAATTCTGCGTCCTCAATAGACTTTGCATTTCTGTCGATTAAAAATTCTTCAGGTGGGATAGATTCAATTTTAATTTTACCAGTTTTATTTGTTCGTTTAATTTTGCAATTGTATAATGTAAAATCTGGTTGATCGACTTTACTAACATCAACACCTTGAGCTTCGTATTGTTCTAATAATTTTTCAAAATCTTCTTTGGCAGACTCATCTTCCATTTCTTCTTCGTCAACAATCTCAATCTCATCTTTAGAATCCATTAAAGAATCTTTTTCAGCTTTGGATAAATTTTTATAAGTTTCAAATTCTACTTTTTCACTTTCGTCATAGTAGATTTTTAAGAAACCATTTTTTTCAATTAGTGCATCTTTGAAAAAATTATAAAGTAATTGGAAACCATTATTGTCTTTGTAGAAAACATGATTTAGATAAGCAGAGGCTTGTTCGGCAAGAGGTACATCCTCAGCAGTTACCGGATCGCATCTAACCACATTATCACTAGCTGTGAATACTCTTAAAAGATTTGGCAAGATACTTTCGATTGTGTCTGCAACATCGGTTGATACGACTTGTGAACGACCATCTATTTCAGTTCCAAGTTTATCTCCTAAATAATATTCTAAAGATTTTCTTCTTGATGATGAAAGTTGTCCACCTAAATATCCTAAAGCATTATCAATTTGATTTGCTAATAAACTTCGTAATTTAGGATCTGATAATTCGATTATTTTTTTTGCCATATTAAACTATATAATTTGTGTCAACTGGAATGGGTTTGTTCCAATCCGATCTTTGAACAGGCTCAGTTACTGCACCATATCTAACACTATCGCAAAAGTGTGAAGACCAGTTGTGCAAAGGTTTGTTCCTGAAACAATTATTTTTTTCGTCCCATCGTTTGCAGTATGATTTTAATGCCTCAATCAACTTTTTGCAATTGTTTTTATGAAAGTAACACTTTGGTAACATTCGTCTTACTTGCTCAATACCATCTTCTATACTAAGTTTGGGTGCGATGTCAAATTCTAGTCCCATTTCCTTAGCTGTTTCCCATCTGGACTTATTCGTTCCAATCTCCCTAACTCTAATATCATGGGGTGCTATATGCTTAGAATAGTTATATCCTTTGTCATCTATGACATTCAGATAATGCTCTAAACCCTCACCGGAGTTTTCGTAGCAGTCGATAATTCTAACTTCTTCACCATGTCGTTGAGCAAAGGTGATTACTGTGCTATCGTTCATTCCTAAATCCCACCAGGTTTCGACTGATAAATTTTCGTCAATATCAAAATTAGTAATTCTGCCTTTCTCCTCTAATTCCTCAATTGTCTTACCATAGTAAGAACCTGATATTCCAGCTTGGAAAGAACATTCAAACTCTTGAGCATAAGCCTCTGGCGACATGGTTGCTTTAGCAGCATCTAATTCTTCTTGAGCAATAATTTTAGTTTCACTAGCTTTGAATACTTTAGTGAACCAGTCCTTGTTGTATTTAGCTCTTTCATGTAAATCAAAAAACCAATTTCTTCCCATCGGAGTTCCTATGAATATTGCAAATCCCATTCTGTCGGAAAGTGCTGGTCTTAAAATGGTATCAAAAAGGTCTGGCGAAAGGTTTTGAGTTTCATCGCAAACTATCCCATCAAAATACTGACCTCTAATGGCAGCACTATTCTCACCCCCAATAATTTGAATACGACTATTGTTGACTGAGAAATCTACTCTTAGTTCAGACTCATTGAATTTTGTTCCTGGTATGGCAGAGGAAAATTGTTTCATATAATCCCATGCAGTTGATTTCCCTTGCAGACGAAATGGAGAGATAAAAGCATATCTAGGATAGGGTTTAGTGTTCGTTAGAGCAGCCTTAATTAAGTGATTGATGGCAAATACAGTCTTACCCCCTCTACGATGGACAATGACCACATTAAATCGGTTCTTATCGCATTTATCATGCAAAAAATTTTGGATTTCTCTTGGCTTGTATGGAATTACAATTTGTTTCATTTTAAAACAAAACCCCCCTCTATTCTTTGTTTGGCAATATCAAAATATTTCTCATCTTTTTCAATACCTATAAAGTTTCTATTAAGGTTTTTACAAGCAACACCAGTAGAACCTGAACCCATTGTAAAATCTAATACAGTATCACTTTCATTAGTATAGGTTTTTATTAGATATTCAAGTAAAGCTACTGGTTTTTGAGTTGGGTGTATATTTGTATTAATATCTTTATTTATTTTTAAAACACTTTTAGGATTTCTAAAGCCATCATCAGCATTTCTAGTTCTTTTTAATTCATTACCAATATGATCTTTGTTTGTAATTGGATTGTTAATTGTTTTTCTTTTGTCTATTTTTCCATATCTATCATAATCTTTTGTTTCAAATAATTGTTTCATTTGATTTTTATTAAGTTTCATAACATCTTCTATTTCTAATACTTTGTATTTTTGAGGATAGTAGTGATGAGTGTTGTTTGAAAATATAGATATAATCTCATGGTATTTTAATGGAGAATATTTAGCACCCATAAAATTACTTGCTTTTTGTTTTTCCCATATCCAATCATATTTAAACCAAGTCAAATTTGATATTCTTAAATGAGAACTAAATGGCTCACTACCAAATAATGCTATTGCACCATTATCTTTAATGATTCTTTTCAGTTCTTTCCACATTGGTTCAAAAGGAATAACACTATCCCATTTACAGGCTGTTGTGCCATAAGGTGGATCGGTCAGCACTAAATCAATATTTTTATCAAAAATTTTAGAAAGTTCGTCTAGGCAGTCGCCTAAGATTAGTTCTGTTTTACTCAAACAAACCCCCCTCTTTAGTTTCAATGAATGGTTGAATTAGCATCTGGATAATCGGTAGGTAAAACAAACTGTTCTTTTAGAAACTCTGAGAAGTCGTTAGCTTCTTCTTCGTTTTCAAACCCTTGAAAATGAGTAATCACAATTGGTTTCTTTGTGCTTTTATCTTTCATAATGAAGATTATTGTTTTTAGAAATCTATCGTCCATGTGTTTGTAGCATACATTAATTTTTATTTAACCGGTAACGCAAAATCAGGGAGTACCCCAATTAAAAACCCCCCTAATTAGAAACCAAGAACCAAAAATCAAGGAATTATTACTAACGCACTATCAATAGTAATCTTTCCGATAATTAATTGTTATCGGAATAACCAAGTTATTTGTGTTTTAGCTGCAACAGTTGTGATATTTTTGCAACAGCTCACATATAACAATTGCTTTTTATGTGTGCAAGTTTCACCATTAAACCAATAAAACCAATGTTTTTAAATACTTTCTTAATCATTAATATTCTATTTACTCCAGGAAATATTCAAAGGTTGTTCCTTATCACCTTTTAAAGTTATTGTTTCAGCTTGTTTTCCATATCTTTTTGCACTTAATTTACTAGCAGACCATTGATTATGAGCTGTTATAATCTTATAAAGATTAACTAAGTTCTGAGCAGATTTAGGATCTACTACTCCATTTTCTATTTTAGCCTCTAAATCTTTTCTTTTGTCTTCCAGTTCGGAAAGTTTTAAGTCAATAGCTAACTCCTTAGATTTAATATATTTCATCATTAAATTATCATCGTTAATGAGTTCTTTTCTGAAGGATTGCCAAGTATAAGTTTTAATTATTTCAAATGTTTCTCTGATTGTTTTACCATCTGCAATAAGTTCAAGAATTGAGTCGGCAAGTTTATCAGTTAATTTTCTTTTTCTTGGCACAGTTTAAAATCATTCTAAATTAGTGTGAGTCCTCCAGTTAGAAAGGAAAGAAAGAAAGGATCTGAAAGACTCACCGGTTATATATAACTAAATTAGGCAAAACAACTTAAAGAGGGAGTTTTAACCTGTTGCAATTATAACACAATATGTTGTGTATTTACAAGTCAAAAGGTTTCCTAATTGTGTTAAATGTTCTATTAGTGAGTGTAATAGGATTTTTTTTTAATTTACCTTCAAATATCAATTTATCAACTATATTTTGGCAAGTCCAGCTGCCAAACTTAGCATTGTCAATAATCCAAAACATTTGAGTCCAGGACAACATACCATTTTTAAAGTCATTTTGTAATTGCTTAACAATTTCTATTTTGTCTAGCATAGAGTAGTTATTCTTATAGCTTAACTGCAAAGGTTCATTATTGTAATAATATATATCACTCATTTTTTAAACTTCTTAAATCCTTTAAACCCCTTATTATTATTGTTATTATTATTATTGTTATTACTCTCTAAATACTGATTAAATTTTAAGTAGTCTGGTTGCTTAATTTTTAAGTAGTCTGATTGCTTAATTTTTGGGTAATCACTAGGCAATTTTAGACTATATCTGTTTGAGCTTGATAACCTGTGTATAACTAAATAACCATATTTAATAAGCTCATTTTTAGCATTTTGCAAAGTATTCATAGAACAACCTAACTTAGACCTTAAATTAGAGTTTCTAAGATTTCTATAATTACTAGATAAACTCTTAATATAACAAAATAAGACCTTCGCCTCATTTGAGAGTCTATCGTCATAAATGACTTGGTTGGGGATCTGTGCAAATCCTTTTTTTAACTTTTCCATGTTCTTTAATTCCTTCCTTGCCAGACTCTATATACTTAATTTTTAAGTAATCAAATAAGAACAAAACATGAACTAAAAATAATTTGCAATCTTAGAGTTTAATAGTTGACAGTATAGAACAAATTTAATACAAGAAAGAATGTTTAACGAATCAAGAAAGGATATTAAAAACATGATTACTTATATATACAACAAAGACAGTTTTGAAAATTCAATAGAAGTTGATAACTACCCTTTTGGTTTTAAAAAAACTAAAAAAAGATTTTGGTTAGAAACTAACAAAAAAGGAACTAGATTAGTTTCTTGTACTTTAAATCCTAAAACTAATGAATGGTGTAAAGCTAAAACTTCAACATATTCTGAAGTGGGTGTTTTAACTTCTGAAATTAAAGATGGTAAAAACTTTATTTCTTGGACTGGTTTAAGTGGTTATTCAAGCGATAAAGATATTGTTGAATTTACTAGATCAGTTGATGTTCAACAACTTCCAACACTATCACAAAAAGCTATTTGTTTTTTAAAAGCAAAAAATCATGCTTGGAAAGGTGTTAAGGTTGAGTTCGTTACAAATCCAACACCAGAACAATCAGAAAAGCTAAAAGAGAACGAAGAAAAAGCAAAAAAATATTTGGCTGCTGTAGGTTCTAAAGCCTACAACACTTGCTTAATCAAAAACAACTTAAAATAAAGGTAATTATGAAAATATTATCAAATTATGAATTAAAAGACATGGGACAACCAATCAAGGAAACTTCTTGTTGGTTGTTCTTTGAAAAAGGAAAGATTGCAAAGCATACAATTTCAAAATTCCATTATAAATCAGAGCTTGAAAGATTTAGAAAAGAATTGACTTTTGCAAAATATCAACCAATCAATAACACTATAAACTAAGAAAGGAAACTATGAAAAGTAAATCATTTAATACAATGTATAATGTAGGTAAGGCTAAATATGTGATTAATTCTTATGATGGAATTAAAACACATAAAGATAATAGTCCTTTTTATGATATTGAAATTTTTAAAAATAAAAAGATT